TGTCTGAACCCATAGTGGTCTTAGACAGCTTGCCTTTCATCCATAAGCCTTTAGCGTCTTCGCGCATATCCAACCACTTACCCACAGGAAGTTCATGTGGGTTGTGCGCCCAAAACATCTTCGGCATTGTGCCGTTAGCTTTATGCTGATCTATAGACTTCTGATAAGCACCGTCCATAGTACGATCTTTAGCGTGGTCGATATTACCTTTGGTATTACCGTAACACTCGAATACGCCGGTTTCCTCGTCGTATTTGAACTCGGTGACAGCGCACGTAAGGGATTTATTCTGGACTGTCATCGTTGGCCTCCGTTGGCTCTTGTGACGTTTGCGATTGGTTGTAAATCATTTCTTGAATGGCTGGAAGTTCCTTCCACGTTGCGTAGACAACATTGTTGTTATCCACAGCAAACACATCGCCGCCTTCTTCTGGTGGCTCGCCTAGCTTAGACCTACCTTGGTTGATGCTGAGAAGGCCACCCTTAACCAATTTCTCGACCTTCTCACCGATACGCCAGGGCGATCCGCTATAGAACGCATTGCGATCAATACTAATTTCGTAACCTGCTGGCACCATTGCGTTCATTGCGTGTTCGAACTTAACCAATATAGGGTTAAGCGCGTCACGCATGTACGCTTCATCGAGGTCAAACACCGTACCGCTGCTAGTGCTGTTAGCTGCTACGCCAACGCGGTGAACAGGTACACGGAAAATACGACAGATACGATTAACGCTGAACTCGCGTTGGTGGAGCAAATCAGACTCTTGCGGGGTCAGCTTTAAGCTAACAGGCTTTAGCCCTTGCTCAAAAATAGGTATGTTCTTGACGCCCTTACCACCACGGAACTTGTCCCAGTCGTCTTTCATGCGTTGGGCCGCATTAGGGTCTTTGAACATACCGTCTGTAGCCAACGCCATCTGGCTAGTAATACCGTTCTCTTGCAGCTCTCGGTATGAACCTTCTTGTGCAACAGTGGTAGCGATCAGACCAGCGTTATACGCCAATGGCGATATAGGGTTGAAGCCGTCAAACGTAAAACCACGGATGATGAACAACTGACTCGCATCATACGAGTCGCCTTGGGTGCCATCATTACGCACGTAGGTGTAATAGATGTTACCGTTCAAGTCCATCGAGGGTTTGACGTTGTTCTGGTAGCGGAAAGGGATAATGCTTTTCAGCACCCCGCGCTCATTCATCTCTCTATACGCATAAAAAGCGCCGAAGCGCTCAAGACTAGCGACCATCATCTCAAGAAATTCCTGAGTAGTTTGATAGTCGTTAGGGGTCTGCGTAAAGATACGCTTGTCGCGAGAATCTCTTGTCACTTCCTCGCGTTTGTTATCACCGGAGAGTTTCTTATAGTACTTAACGGGAAGCTGGCCGATGGTTTCTGCTTTATCTCGAATACAAGAGAAAACAGCTTCGACCCTTTGATCGTAAGTGTCAGCGCCTAAGCGTGCCGTTAACATGTCAATCGTGATAGCGCCATCATTGGCCTTTGTATTGGTAACACCACCACGATCACGGATGTTACCCTTCGCTTTACGAGTCATATAAATAACATTCCACGTTCGTCATAGATGTTAGTGTCTACGCTAATCAATGTAGCGCATGATAACGCTATAATTGTACTGATAACAGGGTCTATCTTGTCTAGCTTAGGGTTCTCACGTGTTATTTCCATGTTATTCTTCTTCGTTATAGAAGCCACGGCACACGAGCAGGCGAATTCAAACATTCTGCTATCGTACCTTATAAGTCTCTCTTTTATCAAACCTTCCAGCTTTTTCGCGGGTTCGCTCATATTGCCTGTACCCTGCGACACACTTACCATTGGGACGCCTGTTTCTTCCATATCTTCAGCGATCTCGCGCATGTGCCACGGGTCATACCCAATCATCTGCAAATTAGGGAATTCTTCCACCAACCAGTCGATATACGCCTTAATTGGTTCGTCTCTAACGGTAGATGTGGATAAAAGTTCCAAATCACCTTCTGATTCTGCCTTTTTATACACAGACTTCAAATAGTCACCGGAGCTTTCCATCGTCTCACGGGGCAAAAAGTTCTTAAAAAACAGGTCACAACCACCATTATCTGAAGGAAAAAGCAGGGTAAAGCTGGTTATATCGAGAACTCTTGACCTATCTATCGCAACATAGAGTGTTTTATGCTTAAAATCGTCCAGATTTAGCGTTTCATCACGATTAGCCTTCACATCATCGATATCCAGCCACTTATCACTGCCGCTCACAAAGATATTGCAGTGTTTGGTGAGGAAGTTGGCTTTCTCCTCGGTAGACATCTCTGCCTCTTTGAAGCGTTCACGCATATAGCCGAGCTTTGG